GCGTATGCCAGCAATAGTATCAGCCTCTCTGTCTGTCTTTCCATATTTTTCACCTAGTGCTTTTGCCCATATTCTCCACATAACTATTCAATCCAACAATAATGTGGTGTAGAATCTATTGTATCATAAATGTTTTTGTTTTTGAGTAGAGCTCTTCTGTATGGACCAAAGTTAATTCCTCTACCCCATCCAAGATAAGAATTAAATAATTCTTTTTTAGTAACTTGTTCCTTTGATTTAATGACTGAGATAAGTTTTTCGGTTACATCAGACTGTACATATTTCTGACGTTTAATCATGTCATCAATGTACTCGCTCATTTTTTGAATCTCATCTTTATAGATCAAATTTTCTCTGATGTATTGTTGAGATTTTACAGACATACTGTTTCGATAATTATTGTCATCAAGATACATATTCAACAACCTAACTGCATCAGAATTTTCAGTAAAGAAATCTGCAGTAGGATTTAGTTCTTGATAATAATCAGCGTCATACATGATATATGGACACCCATTCATAATACCATCAGTCGTTGATACGCTCCATCCTCCATAAACTTGTTTCGGGGAAAAACCTACTCGGCATTGTTGTAGCTTTTTGTAGTAACGCTGCTTGTTGAATTTCTCTGTAGTAATCCAACTTTTGTCTGATTTTTCTAGTAGTGGGATCCATACGGTAAAATCTTGTCTATCTTCCCTCAGAGACTCTAGAACTTTCATAAAGTTACCAAAATCTTTGTATGTATCAGGGCGGTGATTAAAAACAATTAGTTTTTCTGTTGATTGATTTGGTTCAACAATATCTTTTTCTTTTACACCCAGATGATGTGGTGTAAGAATATCATCCAGTTTAGAAATAGTTCCCTTGTTAAACACTTCAGAAGCTTGATTCATTACAAGATTCTTTTGACTCTGTGTATTTAGATAGCACTTTTGCATCTCCAACACACCAAGAATATTTTGATTGAAACTTGGTTGACTCCAAGCAACAACATCGTGTAAGTCAAACCAATGACAATACCCAAAATAAGAAGGACTGTGGTGTGTCACATTACTGATTACATTCTTCACCGAATGTGTATGCTCTGGTAAATGTGAAAATACTAGATCAATATCGAGATCATGATTGATAAGTTTTCTGAAATGCTCAACATCAAAATGTGAACGCATCGTGGGTGGATACGTTGGAACTTTCATGATCAACTGTTTAGTATTATGAAAGTCTAGCATTTCCAGAAATTCTGGAAGGATTAGATAAAAGAAAAGATCACTACGAATCTTGTTCAATTCAGTAATCATATTTGTGATCACTTGAATATAACTATCCTTTGTTAGATCTTTCGAAAAAGTGATATTGGGATAGACAAGAATTCGTATAGTCTTTTCAAATTTCTGATCAATAAGAAATTTAGTAAGAGTCATCTGATAATATCAATGGTGTTCATAGTATTAGCATTCCAAACTTCTAGTTCTGTTCTTACAGAATTATCTCCAATAAGTTTTTTGTATCGGTTAGAAGCTTTACGTTTCCACCACTGAACCATGTTGTCCAGATAGAACTTATCGAAGTTTTGTTTGTTTGGAATAAGAGTTTCGGTCTTACCGAGCAAAACATCTTTCACATTTTCATATCCATAATCAGACATGTAAAAACGTTTCTGAGTTGTAACATCTTGTTTTGATTTAATGAATGATACAAACTCAGAATACAAGTCAGGATAATATTCCTTGAGAGAATTTTTGATGATAGAAATCATCTTAGTTTGAATTTTGAGTTTACGACTCGAAGCACCTTTGTGAACCAAAGGACCATTGTTTCTCTCGGTAAACCACTTATTCAAATCATGGTAGATAAAATCTGGAAGAGTCAAAAGAAACTTAGACTCAGTATCACCACGATAACGAAGGTATGGTTTTAGACCATCATATTGACTTGTACCTTTGATGTTGCCGTAAAGAGAAGTTGTCTCAAACAAACACATTTCTGTGTTGTACTTCTTATTTAGCATCTCACGAACTTCGTGACTACAACAAATCAAGGAAAGA